TGTTTAAAAACTTAGACATTGGACAGTTAACTATTACTGAGAATGAAGCAGGTGACGACAACAACTTAGCCACTAAAGAGTTCCAAATAAAGAACACAGTATTAGGTGCTAATTGGTCTGTTGTAGACAATGTTGAGTTGAACATGATTGAACCAACAATAGAGGTAGCAAACCCATAATGGAAAGTTATTTAATAATTGCTGAAACAATGCATAAGTTAAAAGTAGATTACTTGGTAGACAACGCTAACTACCAAACAAATCTTAATCAAAATGTAATTAATGTTTTAGATACCTTACAAGAAAGAATTATTAACGCTCTTCCTAGTGAGCAAGCAATTGAGTTTGAAGGGGAATGTAATGTTATTTGATTGGCTTTCTATATTTAGAAAAGAAATTTTTGTTTTCTGCGTTAAATGCAAAAAGAAAGTAAAAGTTCTAAGAGTTCAATATGTAAATATGGAAGGTGGGCAAAAAAGAGTTAAAGGGATTTGCAATACATGCAAAAAAAAGGTGAGTTGTTTTGTATGAATACAAAGTAAAAATTACTAGAGTTGTTGATGGGGATACAGTTGATGCTGATGTGGATTTAGGCTTTGACATATTTGTTAAGGACAGGATTCGATTAATGGCTATAGATACTCCTGAGAGTCGTACTAGAAATAAGTCGGAGAAGATATTAGGGCTTGCTTCTAAAAAACGCTTAAAAGAGTTATGTGCTATGCATAAAGGCAAAATAATATTAAAAACATCTAAGGAAGGCAAAGGGAAGTTTGGCAGAATACTCGGCTCACTTTATGCAGAAGGTTCAGAGATTTCTTTTAATGATATTTTAATTGCCGAAGGTCACGCTAGACCTTATTTTGGTGGCAGTAAATCTGAAGAAGGAGAATGGACTACAGAAATAGATGGTAAATTAATGAGATGGACTGCATCAGGTTACGTTGATTTTGAAAATCCAAAATGAAATTAAACTATGGGTTAAAGAATTTACTACAGTTTCAGTTATGGGGAATTGTTTTGTATGTGGGTTTGAAACAGAATGGTATTCTGAAAAATGGGATAAATTCCTATGTTTTAATTGGGGAAGGTTTAACATGAGTTCGGATAGTTTTTGTGAGTTAAAATTTGAAAAAATAATTGTTAAGGAATAAGAAAAATGAAATTTGGAACAATAAGACCTCAGATATTTTTAGGAATAATATGTGCAACTATATTTGGTTGCGTTGGGTTGTTGGTAGGAGTTGCAATGGAAGCAGTTGAAGTAATTACTGCTATTGTCGGAGGATTGTTTGGATTCTTAGGTGGTGTATGCCTCAAAGTATTAGAAAACGAATAATAGCTAACTCCTCTTAGCTTTATAAGTTTGGAACCCCTTATAGAATATATCCCATGTTGTATAGGGGGTTTTTATTTTACTCAAACTTGCGTAAAAATGTATCAACTCTTATTAATGCTTGTGAATCTAATTGGTCGGTATCCCAACCTAGTATCGTAATAAATTCATCAAATAATTGTGTATTCCCTACAACCTTATCTAGCATCATATGTACAGATGTTTTATCTAGTGCTTCGTATAATTTCATGTTAAATATTCCTCTTAGGTTTAATTGGAGTTTTGTCATGAAGTTTGCTACCTGAAACTTTTACTTTGTAACTTTTGGCTAATTTTCTTAATTCACTATAAGTTGGAATTATTTTTTCAGAATTAAAGTAGACTTCTTGTTTTTTCAGGAATCTGCTATAAAGTTTTAGCATGATTCTTGTAAATTCAGCTCCATGAGGTGATAATTTTTTAAGGCGATTATCTCTGTCCATGATTACATGGGCTACTTCGTGTAGTACTACATAATGATTCATTGCCCATTCGGTTTGTAATTTTATTCTATTGCAATTAGCATTAGAACTTAAATTTCTGTCGTCGTCCTCGGATTGAGTGTTGAAAATAATTTCAATATGGTTATTGCCCATTCGACCATTCCACCATCTTAATGCTTTATTTGCTAACTGTTGGCATTCTTTTTTGGATAAATAACTAGTGTTTGCTTGGGAAAATTTCCATTCAAATTCGTAAAGTTTTTTTCTTTGGCTATCTAATTGTCTGCCATACCTGTCGATTGATACGTTCTTGCCATTAATAATCATTCTTCTTGCCATTTCTTAACTCCTCAACTTGTTTATATAGCTATACTATATTATCTATTTATCATTGTCAACCAATTAAATATATAAAAAAAGAGGAGGTGGGAATCGGGCACCTCCCCTTTTGTGTTTGCACCTCCTTGATGTTTTTAATTTTGATAATCTTCAAATCTAGGTAGATTGCCCACAAAAATATGGGCTTTAACTAATTGTTTTTTAATGTGATTTAATGCTACATTGGTGTCTTCGTCGACTTCTTCCCAGTCATCAACATATTCTGCATTTTCTATATCGCAATGTCCGTCTATAAAAGAGGCGGAAGCCATCATGTCAGCATCATTATCTAACCAAAAAGTCTTGCCAAAATCGTCACTTCTATAAGTGATTTGAAGTGCCCCTGTGATTGAAATCCCTTCAGTTTTGTTTTTAGTATCAGTCATTTTTAACTCCTCTGTTTTTGTTGTTAGTAACATACTATATTATATATTGATTATTGTCAACAGTTTTGTTGGAGTTGTTAAAAATCTCTCATAAAGTAGGGGCTTTTATCTTTACCTGATAAGCGAATACCTATTGTATCTTGTGGCTCTCTGCCTTTCCCAACAACTCTTTTTTTCTTTAAATGTCCAAATCCTTGAGAATTAAAATGTAGTTTTTCGTGGTTACAATGCTTGCATACTCCTAAAGAGTCTCTGCCTGTTTGGGGAGGTAGCATATAATGATGGGTACAATTTTGTTGTTTTTTTGTCATTTTTTTATTTTTCATTTTTTTATCCAAACATTTTAAGTTGATAATTATTGACAGTAATTTCACCATCTTCACTTGTTATATTCCAATTTTGTATTGGAACGTAATATTGCAATCCGTGACCTCTGTCGATAACAGATGCGTGTTGCATAAATTTTAAAAAGCCAATTTCGTATTCTTTTTTTGTATCTACTGCATAAACAATAAATTTAACAATTTTTTTAAAATTATCGTCAATTCCATCTTTGTCGAATGCCCATGCTTTAGGATATTTGAGCATATGCTTTTCTTCTGAAGCCGATTTGTAAAATACTCCGTCAGAATTAATTTTGCCAATAATTCTATATTTCCCTTCATATTGTGTGTTTTTTGAATAAACTACTTGTTCCTTCATTGCTTTTCTTCTCCTTTTTTGTAAATTTTTTTACCTCGAGCAATTATGGGCTCATCTACAACAACTATTTTTAAATCAGGAACATGGTACTTAATTAAATCGTATATTTTTTTCCCTAATCTTTTGTGCCTACGATTAAATCCATGTAAAACAACTTTTGGTGTTAATTCACTTTGACTAACTATTGCTTCATCATCATTTAAGTTGTCTATTTCTTGTTGCATATTGTTACTCCTTTTTATAAAATTATTGAGTATTTGACAGAGTAAGTAGTTATTCCCTTGCTTTGTACAAATCTCCTTTCTAAAGGGGTAGGTTTTATTGTGTTGTTCCTACCCCTTTTTTTAAAACCTAAGGTTTGCATTAATTGCCCAATTCCCATCAGTATCTTGTTCAAATCTGTCATCAGTAGCTAATTTTTGAGCAAGTTTTTCTGTTTGTGAATTATCTATGCCTAAATATTCTGCTATATCTTTAACACTCATACTTTTTAGTTCTTTTTCAAGCACTCTATAGGCTCTTTCGCCATAACCTAAATCTTCGGCTAATACTGCATGGTCTGTAACATTAAATGCTTCTAAAGTAATACCGTTATTCCATGTCATTCGTAAGCCAACAGGTTCTCTCAAAACACCAATGTTAGTTTTTCGGTGATGTAACGCTGTATCTATATAATTTTCGCCTCTTTTTTGTGCTTTCTTTAATTCAAAAGTAGTACGAGGGAGGTTTGTCCAATAAACAGAACCGAATGGACCACTTTTACTACCACCGCTTTTTGTTATGTGAGCCAATGTAATAGTGGTAATTGGGTGGTCGGTTGTACCAAGACTTCTTAGGGCAGAAAAATACTGTAAACACGCTTGAGCATTTTCAGGTTCACCCCCACAGGCGGGACCTGCGGAGTCTACAATCACCATATCAATGTCTTTTGCTCTTATTTCTGCTCTTAAATGTTCAACTTCTGAAGCTAATGGTGCTGAACAAAATCTGTAATGCACCATTGCTTGTCGGTCTAAAGCCATTCCTGCCACTACATCATTACTTCTTCGCCATGTTTCTTCCCAACTAGCTTCATAATCTAAGACAAGAACATTACCTTTAACCACATTAAAAGATTGCCCAAGTGGTTGCCCTGCTTGTACCAATGTACCTAATGCAACTGCCAATGTGGATTTACCCATACCTCCATCACCATAAATCAAGGTCGGCATACCTTCATATGCAATACCTGTAATTCTCTCAGGAGGTCTATCAGGAGCAGATTTTTTATCTAGTTTCATTATCGGCTCGCCTTTCCGATATTCTTCTAGGACGTGGTAAGTAGCCTGTTTCAATCTACCTGACCAATTTCTACCCTCTGCATCTTTTTCTAGTTCTCGTATAAGAGTAGACATTGCCTTTGTAATTGCAGTCCGAATTGGACCCATTAAGTGTTGGCTTAATTGTTGTTTGTCTTTGATAACAATTTCAGCTTCAACATTAAAATCACTCTTTGTGTTAAGTGAATCCATAGTAATTTCAACCCCATCGTCCCATGTAATTTTATAACCCATTCCATAAGGTTCTAAAGTTGGCAAACCTAATATATCTTCGTGGCTCATGAAGACTCACCCCCTTTGCGGATTTTAATTCCCAAAGGAACTCCACCTGTCTGTTTGGAATCAGTTGTAGTAGCCAAAGGTTGAGTATAGGTGGGGGAATCATTGTGTCCTATAGGTTTATCTAGTAGCAATTGGATTGTGGTCGATACTTGCTGTATTAATTGATTCAACCCTTTTTGTACTTCAACAATTCTGTCAGCAGATACGGAGGTGTTTGATTGCTGTAATAGGTACATATAGTCGACATATGCACAAACCCCACCTGCATTTATTTTAAAGTCATGTAGGTTACAAAAGCTAGTGGTACAAACAAGTTTTTCATATTCTACTGTTGTTACCATAAATCAGTACCTTCACTTCCCTCTATGTAAGAAGATATCAAGTTAAATAATGCTTGATAATCATTAGGGTGCTCAGCCAAAAAATCGTCTGAGGAATCCATTCCAATGCTAGCTAATGCTTGCTTACATTGTTCTGCTGTATATGCTCTAGCCGTAATTTCTTTGTTCATGTCATCACGATTTTTAATTACAGTATTTGGGTTATCTTTAGATTGTTTTGTGGTTGGATACAACCAATCAGAACCTGTATGTCTGATAACAGTTCTTTTGTTTAGCCAATCAGCCATTTTTGTAGCACCTAATAACACATCTTCAATTGGCTCTGCCACAAAATAAGATGTTGATTGCATTAAAGCAGTTCTGTCATTAGTAGCCAATTCCCTTCTTAATGTTTGGATTTCCCCATCTGTAAGACGATTTGTAGGTGCTAGAGCAGATATAGATTCTGCGATTGATGGTGGTTTTGGTGTGGCTATTTTTGAGGCAATAAATCCGTTAAATTCGTATTTGTAATTATTTGGATAATTTGGGTTTCTCGGTATACCTGCATTTTTACCACTTTTTGGTGGGTCAAGTAATTGCCCTCTTATTAAATCAATTTCGGCATCAAACTTATCGCAGTTACAATTACCATCACAATTTGCTTTAAAATCTTCACGTTTTATGCATTTTTCAACAAAATTAGTTGGGAAAAATGCTCTGTCTATATTTACTCCATTAACAGTTGGAATAACCATGACATATTCTGAAATATCAGGAACTTGTACTATTAGTGCTTCTTTATCATAAAATTTCGTAGTACCACGAATATTTGCAGTATAAGTTGTCATAAAGCCTCCTCGCTCTATTGTTGTTTAAATTTAATTTTTGGATTTGTTAAAACCCTAGCTGTCTCTATTACATCACGATATTTTTTCCCCTCCTTCGCAATGGTTTTTGTTTTTGTCATATTGAATTTGCCTGAAACTTTGGTTGTAACCTCATGTTCAGGAATATATCCACCAATAGAAATTAATCGCTCTAAAATTACTTCGTCTGCCAATAATGCTGAAAGCACATTATTATCCCATTCAACTTTATAATCTAATTCAGCAATGCAATTACTAGTGGTGATTTGAGTTGCTTCTTGTTGTTCCATTTTTTTAATAAGCAAGAACTTCAAGTATTCTGATTTTTTAAAAACTTGCTTGGATTCAATTTCCATAGCATTGGAAAAATTAACAAGTTCATCTATATCTAAACCATTTGCTATTGCAATAAAATCAGGGTCTAAACTATTGGTCATTTTTAGGTCTCCCAATATCTTTACCTTGTATAACCTTGAAGGGTTTTGGAATATACCAAACAGCACCCCTAGGAGTATCTTCTTTGACGCAATTACCTAGTCTTTTGCTCTTCAGTAATACATGAACTCGTTGTCGTGACACCTCTAAATGTTCAGCAACATCACTAACTGTTCCGTACTCTACCCCTTCCTCAAATTTGTGGATTAATTCCATAAGCTCATCTCCTTTTGCTTTACTCACCTTTTTCATTATAGTTATACTATTATAATTATTTACTGTTGTCAACAATTTAGCATTCACCCTCTTCGTTGGGATTGCATTTTTTACTTTTAGCTATATCTTCGTATATTTCATCTAGGATTAACCCTTCTATCCTATCTGTAACTCTCTCAGGATTGTCTAAGGCTGTATCTAGTAACTCAGATTCAAATACTGGTACTGTTTCAAAATCTTCGGAATCTATAATTTGCATATTTTTGATTATTCCCATTGTGTTTCTCCTATTGGTCTTGGCAACTACTAAAAGGAGTGTTGCTAAAAATTCTGTTTTTTGGTTCTAAATTAAATTGTTGTCTTAGTTCAGTTATAAAGGAACAACTTTCTAAAATGTCGGCTGTAGATGCGTTGTAATAATTCATTAATGCAATTCTTTTTAATTCTACAAACTGTTCTGAAAATCCAAGTTCTGTATTGTAAATTTTGTAACTTGGTACATGGTTTTCTTGGATTTCTTGAATAGTAGTTAATGTTTTTATTAAGTTGTTTTGTGCTGTTAATTCGATATTATCCATTGTCAATAACTCCATAATCTAAAAATAATTTTAATTCTTCTGCTGTAGCTTCTCTGCCCAATTCTTCTTGTAATTCTTCGGATTTGCTTTCTAGCCAAGAGTCTATGTCGATAATTTCTGTAGCCATTTTGTGTTTTTTCTCCTGTGTTTTATTTGAGTTAATACTATATTATTTGTTGATAATTGTCAACAAATTATTAGCTATTAAATTTACAAAAAAAATAAGCAGTTTTGAATCATGCTTAGGATTGTTCAAAAAGGAAATTGCATTCGCTGTGTTTCAATTACCAAAACCACGAAACTGTCGGTCATAGGAGTTCATTGGGTACTTCTAAGGGTTATGCCCTGTTATCAAGAAGTATGGTATGTCCCTTTGTTTATTGTGGCTCTTAATACAAGATTTCTTTACTTTTCAAAAGTCAACTATTATGTTTTCATACCAACCACAGATAATTTATTTTTACAGACCTCGCAATTAAAATGAAAAATGAGCAGTTTCAAGTCTTGCTCAGGACTAGTGTTCTATTTAAATAAGCTATTATGGAGAAGAGCTGTCATTGCTCTTTCCCTAACTTTTACCCCCTTACCAAAGAAGTTGTAATTCATTCTACTGTTTACAATCCTATCGTCTGTTGCTCCAATGGTTTCTGAGTTTCTACCATAACCTTTGTGGTGGGAAGTAAATTCAGTAATTGCATTGTAAGCATCCCATTTGGTTTTACCTTTATTGCCGATACCATTAGAAAATAAATCAATCATGGTATCTGCATTTGCTCTAACAGAAGAGGAAGCATACATTTCTTGTAATTCGGTTTGGTTCCAATTTTCAAATTTTCTACCTAAAGAATGGTAAGCCAAATACTCCATTTTTTCTGAATCGAATGCTTGGTCAACCAATGTGTTAATTTGTTCTTCCAATTGCTTTTGGTATTCAGTTTGTAATTGAAGGACTTCTTTGGCTTGATTTGCTTTTCTGATTACATTTTTTGTATGTCTAGCGTAAAACCTTTTTAAATCAGTCCTAGAATTTTTTGCCATCTCAAATGTGTTATAGCAAACAACTCGGATATCGCACCATTGCATTGTTAATGCTGAACTTCCATCATGGCTATTTTTAAGTAGTAAATATGAATCAATATTATCGCCATTATCTAGTTCTATGGATTCATTAAATTTAGCTAATAACCAAATTTTTTTACCACCATTCAATGTACCAACCGTATCGTACCTTGCGTCACCATTGCCAACTACAGCATCAAAGAAATCAAAAGTATCTTTGTTTTGGACTGGAGTGTAAGATTTACCAACCACCCCTAATACTTCTCCTGTGTCTTTCCTGTAGGTTGCTCTTTTGTTTGGGATTTCTACAGTATTGCCATTGATAGTGGTAGTAATTTCTGTAGTGTCTACTTCCCAACTCATGTTTGCAGATTCAATAGCTTCTGATGCAGTCATAGCGTCACCTTCAATTTTAACGCCTAGAGTATGCCAAGGGGCTTTCCCTGTATAAGCCATTCCATCTGTCTTTGTTATTCCTGCGGGCATATTATTTATCTCCTTTACTTGTTTATTAATAACCCTATAGTCATACTATACTAACTATTTACACTTGTCAACAGATTAATTAACTCCAAATAATAAGTTTTATATTTCCTATTTTTGTAATGTAAATCAACTTGTACCTCCGTGTTTATAAAGGCTTTTTATTTATGAACATATCTTTTTGTACTGCAATGATGCTATCTATTTGTTGTTCGCTAAAACCTGAATTTTGTAACCTAGCTTTTAGTACAACATCTACATCACAGCTATCGCAACATCTTCCATGTTCGCTGACTGGAAAAGGATTATTGCCCCCTTTCCAACCATTAATGTTTGGTTCAATTGGTTCCTCGCAAATTACACATTTTAAAAACGATTCTGTAGTCAAGATAATCTCCTCCTTCTTAGGTCTAAAATCCCAAGAATAAACTTTGTTGTTTGGTAATTCAATAATTGGTTCAATTCCTATGTGATGCTTACTCATTTATAATTTCTCCAAATTGTGTTTTTTAATTGAGCAGTTTTTATTCATACTCAGGAATATATTTATTTCGAGTGATGTGCAATAATTTGTTCCTCAGGTTCGATTTTGTCAAGAAATAAATCCCAGTATTGCATATACACTTCTTCGTCCATTTGAGGAGTTCCTGAATGCTCTGCAAGGTAGTCCTTAATTAAATTAAAAATTGGGGCTATATCCTCAAGTGAAGTGCCATGTATGGTTATTTTATGTTCAGACCTTTTTACAATTTCCTTAGCTTTTTCTTTGAATAAAATTCTGCCTTTTTCATTTCGCATACCCCTGTGTGCTACAGGTTGGTCAGTTCGTTGGATAACCATAAAGTATTTATTAAATATGTCCACTTTATTAAACTCCCTTTTTATTGTGTTTTTTAAAAGTGGGGGGATTTCCACCCCCCTGTGTGTAAGGGTTTCCAGTTCTAAATTGTGTTTTTAAGCTGTTACCTCCTGTTCAAATCTTTTTTGAGTATTTATTTTTTGTTCATATCTTCTTTTAAGATTGTCTGTAGTTGATACGGCTGTTCTTAAAATAGTATCCATTGCTTTTAAGTGTTTGACTTGACCTTTAGCCCTATCAAGATTTTCTTTAAGATTACCTTTGCTGAATTTTCCTGTTCTATTTGGATTGTTCTCACCACCAAAAATTTTGTATTCTTTTTTAGCCCAATTTAATCTTCGTAGCCATATGTTAAGTTGTTGATGGTTTTCTTGGTAAGCATCTCGTATTTCAGCGATTTCTTTGTTGAAAAATTCTATTGTTGTATCTGTACTATTCATTTGTAACTCCTATTAATTTGTATTTACCTTATATAGCTATACTATACAAATAGTTTACGGCTGTCAATGGTTTATATGAATGTTCAGAAAAATAGGAGGAATGAGTTCGGCAGAATGGGAGGAATTGATATTAAAGGATTTTATATATTTACTTATATATATATTAATTAATAAAGCCAATTTATATAGGTAAATTGGCTTTTATATATATAATAATTAGTATTTAGTTATACTATTGTAAATATGGTTGATAAAAATGTAAATAACAAAATTATTACAATTTCCGTCAAAACAGATGCAAGACTTACTAAGAATGGGTTAAAAAAAACGCATTACAGAATGATTGCAACACTTACAAAACAACATAGAGACAATGCATATTTATTGGCTAGTGTAGAAAAAGCTAACTCTAAATTAAAAACCCCTTTCAAGAAAGCTGTAATAAAAATTAAGAGTTATTGGTGTGGAGTTCGCATGGACTATGATGGATTAGCTTGTTCGGTTGCTCCTGCAATTGATGGCATGGTTGATGCAGAAATTATTCTTGATGATAACCCTAGTATTGTTCAAGGTTATTACATGGAATATGAGCGTGTAAAAAGCAGGAAAGATGTGCGTGTTGATGTGAGCATAGAAGGTGTGCAATAATTTCCGTATATTGAAATATAAGGATATCCCATGAAAATTAAAGATAGGATAAAAGAATTAAGGCGAGTTAAAGGTTCCGATTTATTGCCTAACCCCAAAAATTGGAGGACACACCCAGTTCACCAAGAAAATGCTATCCGTTCTGTTTTAGCTGAAATAGGATTTGCTGATGTAGCAATAGCAAGAGAAACAGAAAAAGGTTTAATGTTAATTGATGGGCACCTGAGAGCAGAGGTCGCTAGTGATACTGAAATCCCTGTGGTTATTGTTGATTTGAATGACGAAGAAGCAGATAAGGTGTTAGCAACTCTTGACCCAATTTCAACAATGGCAGAAGCTGATTCCGATATATTAGAAAACCTTATTACAGGGGCTGATTTTTCAGAAGATTTGCAAGACTTATTAAATAGTATTATTGACCGACAGGAAATCCCTGATGCACCTGACTCCTTCGATTCGTTTGATGATGATTTGGAAACTCAATATAAATGCCCAAAGTGTGGCTATGAGTGGGGATAAATGGCAGTTCCGTGAAAAATTACGGAATATTTTAACTGCTGAAATTAATTCCCCCACAGTACATATTGCAACATCAGGTGGTATGGATTCATCTGCACTAGTTGTATCTGCTATGGATATAGGGGTAACACCCATAATTACTTCCTTTACCTTAGATGACAGAGAGTCATCAGACTTTACGGCAGGGAAGAAACTTGCAAAACATTTCGATTTAGAATTTGTTCCAGTCATTATCCCAACAGATAGAGATTTTGTAGTTAAGGCTGTATTGCAGAACATGACTGATTATCATTTACGCAAAAAAGCTGACATTGAGTGCCTATATCCAATTATATACATGATTAATTATATCCATGGACTTGGTGCTACAGATTTGATGATGGGGCATGGGGCAGATGGGCATTTTTGTTTATCTAAAAAAGGAATGATTCATTTCCGACATAATATTGAAAGCCTACAAAAATACAGGAAGGAACATTATACTCAAGGTCCATTAGGGCAAAGAAAAATTTACTATAAAATTTGCGAAAATCTTAACATTAAATATCATGACCCTTATTGGAATAAAATTATTTACGACACATTTTTTAATTCTTCATGGGAAGAACTAAATAAACCTCGACAGAAAGAGCCTCTGCGTTCAGCATTTCCTGAACTTAATGCTTTAAAAGTTAAAAACCACAGTAATTTACAACTTGGCGATTCAGGTATTGCCGAACTTGTTGGTAAAACTATGCAAGCTAAATTTGCGCCTAATAGTAAATCGCCAATATCTGCATATAACACAGTAGTTAGGAGAGGTCTTGTTGAAGCCTGAATATAAAATCCCTTCAATGAAGGAAATTAATAATATCCCTGCAAAATTAAATGCAGTTTCCACTTTTAGTGGAGCAGGAGGTTCTTGTCTTGGGTTAAAGATGGGAGGTTTTAGAGTAAGGTGGGCGTCAGAGTTTATTCCTTCAGCACAAGAGGTGTATCGTTTAAATCATAAATCTACCCCACTTGACGAAAGAGATATTCGGCAAGTTACTGGTGACGAAATACTATCTACTGTTGGATTAGAAGTCGGAAGCCTTGATTTGTTGGAAGGGTCTCCTCCGTGTGCATCATTTTCCATGAGTGGTAAGCGAGATAAGAATTGGGGGCGAGTTGTTAAGTATTCCGAGACAAAACAAAGAGTAGACGATTTGTTTTATGAATTTGTACGATTAATAAAAGAATTACAACCAAAAGTTTTTATTGCTGAAAATGTTAGTGGATTAATTAGAGGAACAGCAAAAGGTTATTTTAAAGAAATATTTAAAGCAATGAAGGAATGTGGCTATGAGGTTGAAGCTCAATTATTAAATGCTCAATGGCTTGGTGTTCCACAATCTCGTCAGCGTATTTTTTTTCAAGGCGTACGGAAAGACCTTGGCAAAAAGCCTGTATTTCCAAAGCCTTTTGAATACTGCTATACGCTAAAAGAAGTTTTGCCATATGCTAAAAAAGTAATGGTTAGAAAGGATATGTGGAGAAATGCAGACGCTACCCCTCCAACTGTTTTGGCAAGTGGGGCAACTGTAACTGAGACTGCCCAAATGGGAGGAGCAGGGATTATAGAGGTGGATTTTCATAAGTATGCAATTGCTAAAGAATGGAAAAAATTAAAACAAGGAACTGCGTCACCTAAAATGTTTAATTTAAGGCGACCTCATTTGGAAAAACCTTCCCCAACAATCTTGGCATCATGTGGAGACTTTGGAGCGTCAGGACTTGTTCACCCTACTGAGTTCAGAAAATTTACAATTGAAGAATTAAAAATAATACAATCATTCCCTGAGGATTTTAAGTTAACAGGCAAGTTTGCCCAACAATGGGAGCGAATAGGTAGAAGTGTTCCCCCATTAATGATGCGTGAAATAGCAAAAACAATTGCAGAGGAGGTTTTGAATGATTAGTACAGATACAGGGTATACGGCAGATAGGTGGGAATTTGATAAAGAGGTTACTAGAGTATTTGATGATATGTTAAAAAGAAGCATTCCAAATTACGAGGGTATGCGAGACATTACAACAAGATTAATTAGCAAAACTATCCCTCGTGTTAATGGGAGTATGCTTGACATTGGCTCATCTCAAGGGGAGACAATTGCAAGAATCTTAGAGCAAGGAAACTTTACTGATTTAAATGTGTTGGGCTATGAAATTAGTGAACCAATGTTGCAATTTAGTGAAAACAGATTTGCAAATGTACCGAATGTTAATTTTGAATCTGCTGACTTACGGCATGGGCTTCCAAAGGACTCGATTGAATATTCAGGAGTTTCCTATTCGTCTAATGTTATAAATGCCTTTGATGTTGTTACCAGTATATTAACAATAATGTTTATTCCTATGGAACATAGACCACATTTATTAGCAGATATATTTAATGCCTTAAAACCCGAAGGCAAATTGTTTTTAGTTGAAAAAATTATTGGAGGCAATTATGAATCTGATAATTTGTATGTAGAAGCATATTATGACATGAAAAAGGAACATGGCTATTCAGAAGATGATGTGCAACGGAAGCGATTAGCATTGGAAGGCGTTTTGGTTCCTATGACTGCCAAGGCAAATGAGCAAATGGTTATAGATGCAGGGTTTAAAAGTATTGAGACTATTTGGGCATGGGGAAATTTTAGAGGTTGGATAGCAACAAAATGAGAGTAGTTAATGCCTACCAGTAAAGCTATGCAAGTTAATGCCCAACAAAGAAGGTACAGGGTTTTACAAGCTGTACTTGCAGGTGCATCAGAAAGGCAAATCGCAGAACAAGAGGGTGTTGCTCGTAGCCTTATAAATCGAGATAAAAAGAAAGTATTGTCTGATTTAGCAAAAGAGCATATAGGGTTAGCTGATGAAGTCCGTTCTGTTCAAATGGAACGATATAACCAAATTATGTTGAGGTGGTGGCAAAGAGCCATGTCAGGGGATAAAGAAGCGACAGATGTTATATTAAGAGTAATGAAGGAAATCAATGTAATTAACGGAGTTATTCCTGACAAGCCATTAATAAGTTTCAATCAATTAAATGTAGGAACTGAATTTATAACTTTCAATATTGAGGCAAATGACGACACTACAGAAGCCAACAATGACATATCGGAGACCGAAGTTATATCCGAAACAAGAACAGGCTATATTCTCGAACAATAGATATGCTGTTATTGAAGGGTCTACCAAATCAGGTAAAACAGTTGCCTGTTTGACTTGGTTACTAGAACAAGCAATTTTAGGTAAAGACGGTAATTCGTTTTGGTGGGTTGCCCCAGTTTACGGACAAGCAAAAATGGCGTTTCGTAGAATGAAACGTGGGCTACCTAAGAACATTTATACTAATAACGAATCCGAATTAACTATTACATTACCTAATGGAGCAATTATTGCTTTTAAGTCAGGAGAAAAAGCAGACAATCTTTACGGAGATGATGTTTATGGAGCTGTTATTGATGAGGCAACAAGAGTTAGAGAAGAGTCTTGGCACGCAATCCGTTCAACATTAACAGCAACTAGAGGTGCTGTTCGTATTATTGGAAACGTAAAAGGTAGAAGAAATTGGGCATATAGATTAGCTAGGTTTGCAGAAAGCGGAGAACCTAATTGGCATTATGCAAAACTAACTGCTTATGATGCTGTAGATGCAGGGGTTTTAGAAGCTGATGAAGTAGAACAAGCTAAAAGACAATTGCCTGACCATGTTTTTCAGGAATTATATTTAGCAGAACCTAGTGATGATGGAGGGAACCCTTTTAATTTAACCAAAATTCATGAAAATATTAAAACAGTTTCCGATACAGAACCTGTTGTTTATGGAATTGACTTGGCTAAATCAGTAGACTGGACTGTTGCAATAGGATTAGATGCTAACGGAAATGTTTGCAGTTATGACAGATTCCAAATGTCATGGGAGGAAACTTGCGTTAGGTTAAGTAGGTTAGTGGGGTATACTTCTGCTATAGTGGATTCGACAGGAGTTGGCGACCCAATAGTAGAAAGGTTACAGCGAGACTTGCCTAATGTAGAGGGGTTCCACTTTTCGTCTTCTAGCAAACAAAAATTAATGGAAGGATTAGCTATGGCTATTCAAACAAATGCAATAAGTTATCCTGACAATGAAATTGTCAATGAATTAGATGTTTTTACTTATGAATATACTAGGACTGGAGTTAGATATACTGCTCCTGACGGATTACATGATGACTGTGTAATGGCTTTAGGGTTGGCAGTTCACGCATTAACTAACAGTAGAGGATTAGGAGTTTGGTAATGGAATTTAGATGCGAAAAATGTAATAAGAAATTAGCAGAATGGGCAACTAAAGGTACTATTATTAGATGCCCTCGTTGCCATTATGTAAATAAAATGGTTTAATAGTAAATTATCGATAATAGTGGTCATGGCAAGTACCCTTTAAGCTAGGAGGGCTCATGGCACGTTGGTTTCCTACCTTTAATAGAAAGCAAGAAGGAATGATTGCTTCTACAACTGTACCTCTAGTAAATGATTTATCATCAGTTGTTTATCCTGAAGATAACTATAAGAATTACGCAAAAGAGGGTTATGCACGAAACACTATAGTTAATGCTTGCATACGAGAATTAGCTATTGGGGTGGCATCTGCCAAATTTTATGTTGAGCAAGAAACCGAAGATGGTTTTATTGAAGCAACAAACACTCCATTATCTCAGTTGATTATGTACCCAAATGCTGACCAAGATTTTTACCATTGGATTGAAAGAATGGTTACTTATCTTTACGTTAGCGGAAATGTTTATGTTCTTAAAGAACGAAACAGGGGTAATCAAATTACAGGAATGTATTTATTGAGACCTGACAGGGTTTCAATAATGCCTTCAGGAGAAGGTGTTAAAGGTTACTCTTATGAGATTGATGGCAAAGAATATTATTTAGATAAAGAAGATGTAGGGCATTTAAGTTTTCCTAATCCAAATGGTGACTTGTATGGATTAAGCCCACTTCATGTTTTAGCAAGAACTATTAACCTTGATTTATCAATGACTGATTTTGCTAAACAGTATTTTCAGAATGCAGGAGTACCATCAGGGTTATTAAAAGTTAAGCGTCAATTAAGGAATCAAGAAGAAGCAGATAGAATCAGGTCAAGGTGGAGGACAAGTTTTGGTGGCACTAGGAATATGCACAAAATAGCAGTCTTAGATGATGATGCCGAATACCAACAAATGGCAAGTGACCCATCTAATATGGCTATGACTGAAATGCACAATCATACCGAATCAAGAATCTGCTCTGTTTTAGGAGTTCCCCCAATACTGATATCAGCAAATGTAGGCTTGCAAAGGTCTACTTTTTCAAATTATAAAGAAGCTAGACTTTCTTTCCATAGTGAAACTTTAGAGCCTTTGATTGAAAAGATTGTAAGATTTTTGAATTACTGCGTTGGTATGGAATTAGGCGAAACTGTTGCTGTTGATTATTCCGTAATGCGAGCATTTATGGACGACAAAGAAACAGATAACAAAAGAGCAACAGATTTATTTACGGCAGGAATTATTACATTAAATGAAGCAAGAGCATTAGTTGGGCAAGAGTCTTTACCTGAAGGTGAAGTTAGAAGAATGCCTGTAAATATAATTGAATCAATGTCCGTGGGGTCAAATGCTTTCCCTGTTGGTACATCAGGATTTTTATCAACAGAAGCCGAAGAATCAAAAGAAGTTCAGTTCCCTGACGGCGATGCACCAATTATGGATTTGGGAAGAGTTGTTCAAGATGGAATGAAACTTGGTAACGACTTAAATCAAGAAAAAGTAAGGATTGCCCAAAAGTATACTCCAAGACTTAAAAAATATTTAGATAGAATTAGAAGTAGAGTGAGTGGCGTATTGGGTCGACATATGGAACGTCAATCAGAAATTACAAAAGACGGCTTCCCGTTTACGTCTGCCGACCTAGTTCTTGATTCAGATGTTGAAGATTTAGGCGAAATCCTTTATGCAATGTATAAAGAAATAACTCAATCAACAGTAGGTTTAATTAATGAAAGTGGAGTAGCAGGAACAACAACATGGGAAGAAGATAGCCCTGTTGTTACAGCAGTATTAACCCAAGCACCTGTAAGAGCAAAACTTATTCACAGTACAACTCAAAAAAGAGTTCAAGAAGGAATTAAGGTTGCTTTTGAAAGAGGGTACTCAATACAACAATTAGCAAATGGAGTTCCTGATGAGGGATTCAAAGGGTTGCAAGCAACTCTAGGTGAGAGTGAAGTTAGGGCAAACTTAATTGCTAGAACAGAAATAATGAGAAGCCAAAACCTTACATCTTGCAATCTTTATAAAAGGCAAGGTTTTGAATGGTTAAGGGCTTACGATACTGACGGAAGTGAAAACGATACTTTTGTTAGTCCGACTGACCCTTACGGCAGAACTTGTGCAGAACGAAATGGAAAAATTTATAACGTAAATGATGCTTACGATATTGAGGACCACCCCAATGGAACATTGAGTTGGATTCCAATGCCAAGAAACTATGTGCATTCAGAAACCTTAGGCGATTTAATTATTCATCAGAAGGAGATAAGTAATGATTATCAAAAAACTTGAAATTAGTGAGACTAAAGCCATAGATGCCGAACAGGGTATGGTTGAAGCATTTACTAATTCTATGGGAGTCATAGATAAAGATGGTGATGTAATTGACCCAGTTGCTTTTAATGGTTCGATTGCAAAAAATCTTCCTATTCCTGTTTTAGCAGGACATGACCAACATCAAGTTGTTGGAAAGGTCTTAACTGCTCGCCCTGTCCATATTAATGACAATGAATATAAATTATATACATTAATGCAAATGAATATGGAAACCCAAGCAGGTAAAGAGGCTTTTAGCAATGTAAAAGGTAATTACATAAGAGAGTGGTCTGTAGGATTTAATGTTGGCGAAGATGGCATTGAGTATGAAGGGAAAGGAAAAGACCAAGTCCGAAGAATTAAAAACTTAGATTGGGTTGAAGTTAGTGCAGTTATTAGAGGGGCAAGTCCTCAAACTGCAACAATCTCTGCCAAATCAGATGACGATACAATTATTGCTGATGAACTTGAACAAACTGCCTTAGACACAGAAGTTGATAAGACTGATGCCTCTGACACAGAAATGGTTCAAGCACAGATAGACTTGCTTAAACTTAAAGCAAGAAAAAAGAAAAAGCCATATTAGGAGGCAAAAAGTGGAAACATCAGAGATGAGAAACCATGCAAACTATTTGCTTGAAAAAGCAGATGCAACTCTTAAGGAAGGTAAAGTTGAAGACGCTAAAGCATTAATTCTCGAAGCACAAAAAGAGATGGAAGATGCTGAAGCTAAAGAACAAGCACAGGCTGAATTAGACAGAGCAAAAACTGACTTTGCAAAGCCTATTAACAATGTTCCTGTCGCATCAACAGACCTTAAGAACTATGACCCCAACGATACAGGGGCAACAATGAAGGCAAGTTACAAACCTGCAAGTTGGGTTAAAGGACTTCCTGCTGTTGCACAACCTATGTGGGTTCAAGAAAAAATGGGAGTCAGAGAAAAAGAAGAAGCTGATTTCCAACGAGACACATTCGTAAAATGGATGTCGGCTCCTTCGCAAGAAATCTTCTTTAAAAATGCTAGCCCTGATGAAATCAAAGCTATGCAAGAAGATACTGACGCGGAAGGTGGATATTTTGTTCCTGAAGAGTTCGTTAACCAAGTAATTCACGATACAGGATTACCTTCAGGAGCATTACGAAGTGCTTCAACTGTTATCCGAGTAGCAAGCAAAGATGGATACATTCCAACTATTGCATCTGCATCTTGGGGAGCAATCGCTGAAGAGGCTGCGTTCTCAGACCAAACTCCTACAGTTGGTCAAGTAGCTTTTTCAATTGAAAAATCAGGTGGATTGGTTAAAGTAACTAGAGAATTGTTGGACGATTCAGCAATTAACTTGCCTTCAATCCTTTCACAGATTTTCCAAGAAGCATCAGGAAGATTTGAAGATGTTGGAATCCTTAATGGTAACAACACTACAAACTACGCAGGAGTCCTACAGGGTTCATCAGCAGACTATGTAATGGCAAGTGCAACAGCAGTAACAACTGCTGACCTTCTAGGAATTTATTACACACTTCAGCCACAACACCGAGCCAATGCAACTTGGGTGATGAACTCCATGATTTCTAAGACTATAAACTCAATTCAGTCAACAGGTAATGGAGTTACAGGTATTACTGACTTAACAACTGCCCCTGCAAACTTCTTGCTCGGCAGACCAGTCATTAACAGTGACGTAAGTGGAAACGGACTTGCTGATTCCATAACTGCAAATGATGAAATTGCAATCTTTGGAGATTGGCGCAATTACTACATCTTTGACAGGATTGGTTTCACTATCAGGCGAAACGATAGTCTATACATGGAAAATGACCAAATCGGTTTCTTTGGAACTCGAAGAGGTGATGGACAAGTTGGACTAGCAGACTCTTTCAAAATCTTGAAAGCTGCCGCAAGCTAGTAGATAGCAAATTGAAGGGAGGGTGTAAAAGCCCTCTCTTCTTAAAAAAAGCGAGGAAAAAATGAAAGTAACTTGTATAAAGACCGTATCAATAGGCAGTTTAGGCTTAGCTTTTGTAGAAGGTAAGGAATATGACATTCCTGCAAAAGAAGCGAACTCTTATCCTGAATATTTTAAGAAACACGCTACTACAACTAAAAAGAAAGCAACAACAGAAGAAAATAAAGAAGCAACTACAGAGGACAATAAATAGTGGTTACTTATCATACTTATGCAAACAATGACGAATTAAGGGACTATTTGGCAGGAACTTCTTATAGTTCTAATTGGACTGCTGACGCAGGGATTATAACTAGAATACTAGAAGCTAGTTCAAAACGCATTGACTCATATGTAGGTATGATAAGTTTTGGGGCGAGAACCGATACTCGGTATTATGATATTGGTTCAGGAACTTTAAGGCATAGCCGTCAAACTATTGGGGCAGTAGATGTTGGCTACAATATAGGTCCATCTGCATCATTAAGAAATTCTGTGGTTTTAGATGATTGGTTGATTAGTGCTACTACAGTAACAAGCTATAAAGCTACTGACAGAAGTGAATCTGAAACATTAACCGAAGGTTACAATAATGATTATTGGCTGTTGCCATATAACGAATCCCCAAAAACAGAAATTCAGCTAAATGAAGATACTGCAAAAAGTTTCCATGCAGGGCAACAAACTCTAGCAATAGCAGGAGAATGGGGCTATCAGGATACGTTATCCCCTGCAAAAACTACAACAGGTACAATAGCTACTACTACCGAAACAGCATTTGGTGTTAATGATGCTTCGGACTTGGCTGTATCTCAAACAGTAAAAATTGGTAGTGAGCAAATGTACATTACAGGGATTAGTAGTAATACTTTAACTGTAATAAGGGGTGTAAATGGAACAACGGCAACTGCTCATAGTGCTAGCACTTCTGTATATGTATATGTGTACCCATCATTAGTGGTACAAGCAACTTTAGATTTGGCGAAACTTTATTATAGGGATAGAGATATGGGGATAACCCAAACCTTAGGTACAGCAGAAATGCAGGTAACTAGGGCTAGTTCAGAAATGCGAAACGTCTTAAAAACACTAGATGTTTACAAAGCTATTAGTCCTGAGAGTCAGGTGGTTTTTTAATGCAAACTTCTATTACCCCAAAATTTGAAGGTAACTTTTTTAATAATAGAGATGTTAAATTTGCTAAGGCGTTAAACGATTCTTTGTTAGACATAAGTCAAGTTGGTGCGAAAAGAGTAAAAGACCAACTTTATAGAGGTCATGGTTTACAAACAGGATATTTGAGAGCGTCTGTTCATGGGGGATTAGTAAAAAATTTTCACGCACAAATTGATGCAGGGCAATTAGAAAAAGGTAGAAATGTTGAATATGCTGATTGGGTTGAAGGGGTTTCTGTTAAAAACCAAGTTAGCAGATTTAAGGGATATAAAATGTTTTACAAAACATTCCAATATTTAAGAAGAGTGCCTAAAGAAGTTAAAGACATAATGGCATTCCATATAAGGAAAAATTTAAATTGAGTAGAAGTGGAGCAATAACAACCATAGACACATTGCTTTCAGGAGTGAGTGACCCTACTTTTAGGACTGTGTTCAGAGGTGAACCTATGAGTGTTCCTGAAACTCCCTCTGTAGCTTTTTGGTTTGCAGGCAGAGATGTGGACTTTACTACTTTTACAGATGTTAGTTCTTTAAACGAATTTACTATAAGAGCGTATTGGAGATTGCAAGCGTCTACAAATATTCGAGAAGACATAGAATTAGAATTGTGGAACGCATCAGTAAGTATTCCAACGGCATTAAGAGGAGACTCAAATTTGTCAGGGAATGTGACTGATATGACGATTGGTGCATCTACTACAGCTTTTACAGAAATAGGTGGGATAGCTTACAGAACATTGGATATTCCTTTAACATTAATTAATTACAGCGAGGTGACAATTACCCCATGAGTAAGAAAAACGGTTTAAATACAAGATTATATGTAATGGGTAGGGATTTATCAGGAGACGCTAACTCCCTTGATAGTATCGGTTACACCCAAGCTGAACTAGAAACTACAGCTTTGAATCAAGATGCCCCTAGCAGAATAGTAGGGTTAGTTGATGGAACTGTAACTGTTAATGGGTTCTTTGATAATGCGTCAGGAGCAATCCATGATGTTTTTTCAAGTAATAGTGGGAACTTGCCTACAGCAGACCAAATAGTAACTATCCCTTTGGGTTCAGCAATCGGTGATGACGCTTTAGGGTTAGTTTCTAAAGAAGCTGAATACAATATAAGCAGGGCAAGTGGTTCAGCTATAGGGGTGACTGCATCTTTCGCATCAACCGAAGGTATAAAACCTGAGTTTGCAGAAATGCTTACTGCTTTTGACGATACTCATTCATCTGCAACTAATGGTACTGCCATAGATAATGGGGCTTCATCAGCAAATGGAGCATCAGGATATTGCCATTGGTTTGCCTTATCATCAGGCACAGTTGTTGTCAAAATACAACACTCAGCTGATAATGCATCATGGTCGGATTTAATTACTTTTACTAGTACAGGTACTTCAGGCGTTGATACTGCCGAAAGGGTTTCAGCTTCAGGTACTGTAAATAGATATGTGAGAGTTGCTACAACAGGAACTTTCTCAAATGCACAAATAGCCGTAGCTTTTGCAAGACTATAAAGGAGGTCAAACATGGCAAAGCAATCAGGGTTAGGCGATTATTTAGCAGTAGATGATTCAGGTGGGTCTGCAAGAGACATTTCAGACAATGTTATTAGTCTTGAAATCGGTCAACCTCAGAACCTCCTTGATGTCACTACATTAAGTAAATCAGCCATAGAGAGAATAATCGGTCTTAGAGACTGCACTATTTCCATTACAGGTGTTTTTGATTCTGCATCAAACAAAATACATGATGTGTTCAAAACTCCAACAGGAAGCAGGACAGTAACTTATTGTATCGGTGGTAACTCAGGTGGAAATCCCAAATTAGAATTTGAAGCTAATGTTACCGAGTATAATATTTCAAGGGGAACAGATGGGTCTCTTGGAGTGACAGCAGGACTTAGCTTAAATAGTGGTACTGCTCCTTCTTGGTCAACAGTATAAGGATAGAAAATGGGATTTAAGTTAGAGCGAAGAACAGCAAAGATAACTTTTCCTGACAATCACGAGTATGCAGGTTTAGAAATGGAATGTAAGTTAGATGTTGATTTACAAACATTTTTAGAAATACAGTCTATGGCTGAATCTGCAACTCCTGATGGTAACGCAGGAGTCTACACTAAATTCGGAGAAGACATTTTAGTCAATTGGAATTTAGAAGATGAAGATGGTACTCCTGTTAGTGCTTGCGGTTCAGGATTTTTGACCTTGCCTCCTAATGTGGCAGGGGCAATTATTACTGCTTGGACAGAAGAGTTAACTACTGTGGGGGAAGCCTAGAGACTGACATCAATAGATGGTTGTCGGTCAAAGGCGGAACAGATAGAGATGGTAACCCTATAGAAAAACCATTATTTTTGGCTCAAGCAGAATTAATAGACGGTTTGTGCCAAAGGTATGGACAGTTACCCTCTGCTATTTTAAAAGAAAATGCATCAGTATTAAAAATGGTTCACGCTGTAATATTAGCTGATGATACGCAAGAACAAATAGAAAAACAGAAAGCACAGTTTAGGAGATAACCCTCATGGCAGGGAATGTCGTTAACATAGCAGTTAAAACAACAGGGGCTCAAAGTACTGCAAAGTCATTTGACCAAATCGGTCAAAAAGCAAGGGGGATTGGGCTTGCTATGACTGCTATGGGAGCAGGAATAATGCTCCTTTCAAATAGAATAACAGAGGCAAACCGAAAGTTAGTCGCCCAAACAGGTGCCACAGGGGCTGAATTAGACGCTTTAACCGATTCCTTTAGGAAAGTGGCAGGAAATGTTCCCCAAGACATGAGAGAGGTGGCTGATGCCGTTGGTGCTGTTTCAACCAAATTAGGGTTAACAGGTACTGATTTAGAAAATACTACTCGAATGTTTTTAGATTTATCAAGAATTACAGGCATAGAATTAGAGCCTGTGTTAAGACAAGTTTCAGATTCTATGGGCGTATTTGGTGTTGCGTCAACTGAAACTAGAACTGTTATGGACAGTTTACTTAGGGCTTCCCAAGATTCAGGTGTAGGTATGGGCAGACTATCTCAGCGTATGCAAGAGTTTGGTCCCGTTATGAAAAACCTAAACATGAGTTTCAATGAATCACTTGGTTTTGTGAGTGCTATGGAAGGGGCAGGTATTAGTTTAAGTAGGGTTATGCCTGCATTAAACATGAGTATGAGAAGGCTAGCTGAATCAGGAGTTAGTGATGTTAGGGGTGCTTTAAATGACCAAATGATTGCAATTAAAAATGCTGAAAATTCTACTGAAGCATTAAGGTTGGCTACCGAAGTCTTTGGGGCAGAAGGTGCTCAAAGAATGTCGTTGGCTATTAAAGAAGGAATAATTCCTGAATTAAATAATATGAACGAAGTGCTAGAAGATTCAGATGGTGCTGTTGCCAACTTAACTGAGGGAACAGACACTTTGGGTGAGAGTCTAAAGGTAATGGCTAATAAATTACAAATTAGCCTTGCAGGATACAATGATTTATTGGAAGTTTTAGGTCCCGTAATAGCATTGGTCGGAACATTAGGCGTGTCTTTTTTGGCGATTGCAAAATTTGGTTCAATAGCATTAACTACTGTGAAAGCAGTTGCCGTTGGTGTTGGGGTAGCGATTGCGGCGATACTAGGTGCTCCTGCTTTATTGATTGCACTTGTTGTTGGAGCTGTACTCGCACTAGGGGTATTAATAGCCAACCATTTTGATAAATTTGTTGAAGGATTGAAAAATATTTGGGAAGACGGTTTTAAGAAGATGTGGGAACCTGCAAAAGAGTTCGCTTTGGGGCTTAAAGATATTTTTATGAATGTGACAGATTGGGATTGGGAGGGTATAAAAAAAGGTTTTGGGCGAATGCTGAGAGGTTTGGAGGGAATGCTTGAGCATTTTGTAGAAGGAATAGGAAGGATATTAATTGAATTTGCAAATATATTTTCTTACTTTTTTTCTTTGTTACCTAATCCTATAAAAGAAGCATTTTATTCAGTAATGCGTTTCATTGTTGATGGGCTTAACTTCATAATAAGAGCAATAAATAACGTGTTGGGCGTGTTAGGCAAATTGCCTGACAGGTTTGGCGGAGATTTTTTTAGAGGACTTGAAATGTCTGAAATACGGCAAAACTCTTTTAGGACTCATGAAGCAACAGGCAGAATGCTGACTGATGCTAATATTGCACAACAAGCAGGCGACTTTATGGGAACAGGTGCTATTATTAATAATGTAACAGTTGAGATGTATGGCAACAATTACGGGTTTGATGATTTTGATGAAGTGGTTGCAACATCTGTTAATAGAGGTTTAAATAATGGTGGGTTTAATGGTTTTGCCCCTGCCACAGAATTTGATAGCGGAGCGTAATTATGGCAAATGAGTTTAAACATGGGTCAGTAGGAACTTCTTTAACTCAATCCGAATGGGAAGGAGTTGGAACTCATGTGCTTGATAGTCAAGCTACAGGAGATATTATTTATGCATCTTCTGCAACTCAATTAAGCCGATTAGCTAAAGGCACAGATGGGCAAGTATTAACTCTAGCGAGTGGTATCCCATCATGGGCAACCAATTCCCCAACTGTAAAAGCAGACGATATTGCTACAGGTGATGGGGCAGTTAATTTTGCTACTACAAGTGGCAACATAACTATAGATGCACAAGCTAATGATGCTGATGTAATAATCAAAGTTGATGATGGTGGTTCAAGTGTAACTGCCGTAACATTTGATGGCTCAGAAGCAGGTAAAGCTACTTTTGTTAGTGATGTAAATGTTGGTGGAGAATTGCAAACTGCCAACATAGGTTACACAGACGGCGATAACTCAATGACCATTGCTGATGGAGGTAAGGTTACTTTCTCAGCAGGATTTGCAGTAGGTTCAGATGCTAGTGGCGATATTCTTTATTCAAATGGAACAAATTATGTCCGACTTGCTAAAGGTAGTGATGACCAAGTTTTGACCTTAGCTAGTGGAGTGCCTTCTTGGGCAACTCCTGCAAGTGGAGGAGGTTCAATTACTAGAACAGCATCAGGGGCTTTAGCTAACGGAGACATGGTTTCAATTAATACAAATGGAACAGTTTCAAAAGCAAATGTGGTTATTAGCACTTCAACTACAATTGGAACATCTGTCGAATTTGAAGACGGTCAAGCACATAATATTTCGTGTGCTTACGATAGTGCAAACAATAGAGTCATAGTTACTTATAGCGATAACGCCGATAATTATGTAGGCAAGGCTTGTGTTGGCACAATATCAGGAACAACCATTTCTTGGGGAACTCCTGTAACTTTTGACTCAAATCAATTTATATATTATACGAATGTTACTTATGATAGTAATGCAGAAAAAGTAGCTATTGTGTGGAGAAGAGCATCAGGGTCAACAGGAGTATACTCTTGCGTAGGAACAGTAAGTGGCACTTCAATTAGTTTTGGGTCTACTCAATCTGTTTTAAGTTCAGGCATACCAAGTTACATGACGGAACTATGTACTACATTTGATTCAAACTCAAACAAAATTGTTTTCTGTTATGGAAATTCTGATGGAGATGGGTCAGGTGTGGTTGGTACAATTAGCGGAACAAGTATTACATGGGGAAGCGAAACTGTTTTTGAAACTGGGTCAGCTAACTACCCTTCCGTTTGTTTTGATAGTAATTTAAACAAAGTTGTTGTTGCGTATAGAGATGAATCTGATGGCGATAAGGGCAAGGCTTGTGTGGGAACAGTAAGTGGTACTGGCATTTCATTTGGCACTCCAGTTGAATTTCATACCGACCAAATAGTTCGCAGTTCTTGTGCTTTTGACACTGCTAGCAACAAGGTAGTTATTGCATATAAAGCGTGGGACGGAAGCAGTGCGTATGATGGGAAAGCTATAGTCGGTACAGTAAGCGGAACTTCGATATCATTCGGAACAGGAGTTGTGTTTGAGGACGCAGAAATAGATTATAACGCTACGGCGTTTGATGTTGCATCAGGACAAATCGCAATTGCATATGAAGATACAGGCAACAGTCAATATGGAACAATAGTATTTGGAACTGTCTCAGGAACAGCGATTACTTTTAGTTCTGCTCAAGTTTTTGAAAGTGACAGAATTGACGTAGTTGGAATTTGTTATGACAGTACCTCCGAAAATCTTGCAATTGTTTACGCTGATTATGGCGATAGTGAAGACGGTTACGGAATCGTAGTTGATAGAGTAGTTGTTACAAATACCCCTGATTGGATTGGAGTTGCTCAAGGGGCAATAAGTGATGGAGCGTCAGGAACTATTGATATTGTCGGTTCAGTAAATAGTGGGCAATCAGGTTTAACAGTCGGTTCTAGGTATTACCTTAAAAATGATGCCACAATTACAACGACAGTAACCGCAGGCAGAGAAGTTGGGCGTGCCGTATCTGCTACAGAATTACTAATTACTCAAGGAAGTGTAACTTGAAAACTTTAACTAAAAACAATGTTTCCATATACAAACTTGAAGATACTAAGCCAGTTTTTATTGATGATTCTCAAGTAACTATTGGTTATCCTCCGACAATAATTCTTGCAGATTGTAGTTCTGCAAATTGTAAACTTTACGAGGGAGTCACTTTCCCTGAAGATTGGGCTTCCCATAAATACACTTTTGATGGGACAACTTGGGCAAACAACCCTGATTATATTGCTAGCCCACCATTATAGGAGAAAAGATTGGATACCAATATTACAGAAGCAGACATCACTAAACTTTGTGAAATCAACCCTTTGGCAAGTGAGCAATTAAGGCGAATCTGCGCTGAAAGGCAAAGAGATGAACTCATTGCTGAAGCACAATTAAAGGAAATAGATGGTAACTCAAGCGTACAAAATCCTAGTTGATTGGGATAATAATGGCAATTTTACAGGAACTTACGATAACATCACGGCAGATGTATTGTCAGTTCAATTCCGAAGAGGTAGAGACTTTGCTTCTACTATGGAAGGGAATTCAACAGCAGGTGTTCTAAAAGTTAGGCTCAATAATGAGTCAGGCAAATATTCCCCTAGCAATACTTCAAGTGTTTTAACAGGCAATATTAAGCCTTCAAAGCCTGTAAAATTTACGACTAGTAGTGCGGTTTTTCCTTCAACTTTTCCAATTACTTTTGATGAAAACCCAATGTTTACAGGAAGGTTAGAGTCACTTAGTCCTCAACCAGTTTCCCAAACATTAGATGAAGCAGAATTAGTAGCAGTTGGTCCATTAGGTTATATAAACCAATTTGTTCCCAAAGGTTCAATTAATACTAATATCTATACTTCACAAGCAGTTAATGCCATTCTAGATGCAGTAGGTTGGTCGGCAACCGAAAGGGATATCGATACAGGCAACACAGTAATTCCTAAGTATTGGTTTGATAGTCGTAGGACTATAGATGCGTTAAGGCTAGTAGAAGAAACTGAAGGTGGCTTCATTAAAGAAACTTTTGATGGCAAAATAGCTTTTGAAAACAGGCTTGCTAGAACAAACAAAACATCTCAAGGAACATTTTCAGATGCTAGCGGAGCATCAATATCTTACTTAACTATTCAGCAAGAAGACCCATTGCAATCAATTGTTAATACAATTAGAGCCTCAGTAAGGTTTTATTCAACTCAAACTATAGCAACAGTATGGACAAGTGCAGAAAATGGCACAAATAGTAATAGTATTGCTTTAGTTCCAAATGAAACTAAGGAAGTTTACGCAAGATACCCCAACGGGACTACGCAGGCAGGAGGAGTGGCAATCGAATCTTGGACAACTCCTGTAGTTAATACTGACTTCACAGCAGACACCACTATTAGCGGTACATCAGGAAACATGAACTCTTATTTAACTGTATCTGCCCCAACAGCAGACAAGCATGCTAATAGAATGAAAATTATCCTGACAAACACCCACCCAACTGCAACACTTTATGTTTCTAAGTTACAGGCAAGAGGGACAGCTTTATTACAAACAGATTTTATTGACGTAGAATCGGTAGATAGTGATTCAGTAACAGCTTATGGCGAAAGGTCATATACGGCATCTACTCCGTTTTTCCCTAATGTTTTTGAAGCCCAAAGATGGGCAAACTACCATAAGCAAGTTTTTTCTAGTCCAATTAATTATTTAACTATGACGTTTTCAGCAAATGCTAATGACGCTTCTATGGAGCAAGCATTAAATAGAGAAGTTTCGGACAAAATTACTATCACGGCAACTTCCAATGCCAACTTGGGAATTAACTCAGATTTTTTTATTGAAGAAATAAAACACCACGTTAGTCGTGGTGGAACTCGACATATGGTAACATTTGTTTTAAGTCCTGCTATTGGAGGATACAGCCAATTTTGGGAATTGGGGGTTGGTAAACTAGGCGAATCAACAGTTCCTGCTTATTAGGAGTTAAGAAATGGCTTGGACATCACCAAATACATGGTCGGAAACAATGGTCACAGCATCATTGCTTAATACGCATGTTCGTGACAACTTTAACCACTTGTCTACTCACAATCATGATGGAAGTGCAGGGAATGGTGGCAATACTCTTTCAATGGCTATAGTTATAGCAAGTCAAGCTAATGCTACATTTGTAGATGGTGGGGCAGTCCCTGATTCTACAGGAGCATTTAAAAGGAACGGCAATACATTGTATTATTACAATGGAACAACAGTTGTTTCTATGGTAGGAGATGACCCAACTTATGGGAGTCGAAGGTCAATAGGAACAGGGGCAAATCAAGCTAGTGCAGGGAATCATACACACTCATAATGGCAGATAAAACAGAATCACAAATAAATACAGTAGCAGATTACATTAGAAACACTTTGTTTTCTTCTGAAGTTTCTGCTTTAAGTTCAACAGAATTTATATCTGTATCTGCTGATTATCAAGGGAAAATAATACTAGACACTAATGTAGAAGGACTAGACTTAAATGCTAAATTCACCACAGCAAAAGATGGTGGGGATTCTAAATTGACAGGTTGGAGTATCTAATATGGCTTGGACTGCACCAGTAACTTGGGTAGATGGAACAATAATCAATGCGTCAGGGAGTGGTTCATTAAATGAGCAAATCCGAGACAATATGCTTGCATTATCAACTCATGCCCATTCAGGTGGAGCAGGTGATGGTTCTAGCACTTTAACAGGAGTTAGTTTTAGTAGCATTACTAGCATGGGCTTTGCTGACCAATCAGCTAACCCAAGTTCAACAGGTGTAATGCAAAGAAATGGAACTGCGGTTCTTTATTACAACGGCTCAAGTGCTATTGATTTAACAACGGCAGATGCTTCCGCAGGAACTGCATCATTAAGAACTTTAGGAACTGGTGCTACAACTGCATCAGCAGGTAACCATTCACACACATTGACCGTTAGTGGGGGTTCAGGTACTACCTCAACAATTGTTTCATCAGCTTTGGCTAATGGTGACGGAACATCTGAGTTCGATTTGCATAATGCCACTTATACAGCATCAAGTAATGTTTCGGCTGTTGGAATTGTAGCAGGAACATTCGTTGCTAATGACCAACATGGTGGGAACACTATGGTAACTAATCAGACATTAACTGTTAAATTATATTACGGTGGGGCTTTAAAACAGACAATTACAGGTTATTCAACCGCAGATACTTTCCCAACAGGATATGGAACTGCAAATGCTTTAAGGTTTGTTGGAGTTGGCTCAACATCAGGTGCAGTTATTAGAGTTACTGCCCAAATAACTTCAGGTAGTGGGTGGTCACCATCAGACCCAACTCTTGGATATATTAGAGGTAGATTAAGTATTTATGAAAGTCAATTTTCATTAGGAGTTGCATAAAGGAATGAATTTATGTCAAATGATACACAATGGACTTTTTTACACAATCAATTAAACGACTTAAAAAAACTAGTAGCTAGGCTACAAAGAGAGATAATTATAATGAAGAAATTAATAGGATTAGGCATAGGGATTGGAGTTACAGGTTTGGCAGTCGGTGTTTATGTCCTAGCAAGACAAATAGGAGATAGATTATGAAACTTAGACTAGACAAGTTGTTGTTCAAGATTCTTGGACAAAACGCCACCTTTCCTCCTGAAAAAATTGCATTTTCATTCTCTCCTGTTTTCAAATTTTTAAGTTATTTATTTACTGCTTCACTTTTACTGCTTGGTGCGTTTGGATTAGCGTCAGCATATTTAAACCCTGTCACTTATTTAATACCTTATGTGGATAACTGTTATTCATACTTAGGTGTGACGGCTTGTGGAGCAGAAAGTTCATTAATCCAATTAGAGAGTTTATCCACAACCTTGTACCACAATATGTTGTATACGCTAGTTGGTTCTATAGCTATGCTCACTATAGGACTACTACAGCCTGAAGCTAGAAAGGTTTTCTTATCTCTACCAAGAAAAACCATTCAAACATACAGAGCAATGGTTGTCGCTAGAGATTGGCTTATCAATAAAATTGAAACATTAAATGCCGAATCAGGTAAATGGAAAACAACATTCAATGTACTTAAATCACCTTATTCATTACTTACTAAAATGGGATTCTCCCCCAACATGGCTATCAGTTTTCTTGCTGTTGGTGGTGTGGCTACTA